AGTGCCTGGAGGGCTTGACCAATGATTCTTACCGTACTAACGGAATCTACCGCTGCGCTTTTTTATGCTGCTCTTTGCGTTTCCTTCAACGTCTGCCGCAGCTTTACCCACAATTTTGTTTATCTTGGTTAGGTTGCGCTTGTATTGATCTAGGCCCGTTGTGTTCAGGCTAACAGACATCTTTATCACGGTGCCAGTACCTGTATCTGTAATGGCCCAAAGCGGCGCACCGTGGTTGACACCGTGAAGGATATCGTTAGCCTGATGTCTGCCGCTGTCGGATAAGCCGCTGGGTTCAGAACGCTAAGGATTCCTTCAGCACTGTACTGCTTTGTCAATGTCACACTACCGGATGGAAACGTATAGGTAGCCCCCGTTTGGATGTTGGTGAAGGTAGCACCGAGTGTGCCGGTAGTAATGTCTACAGGGCTTGCCAGCTCGTCAACCAAGCGGACAACGTAGGAGTGCCAGTCTCCGACCCATGCGGAGACTTGCACGACCTGCTGAGGGTCTTCAGTCAAATCAAAGATTATTGCCATCAAATATCCCTCACATAGATCCGCAATGGACCGAATATCTGCGTATCGCTTGCACCCGTTGTGCGTGTAATCGTAGCCGTGTAAGTGCCAGGAGTGTTAGTCACCGTCGTGTCAATCGTAAAGGTTGCACGTCCATCAGCTGCATAGGTTGCCGTACAAGAGTACGTGTCTACCAAGGTTGCCCCGCTGTTGTAGACCTTAGCCGTAACCGTTGCAGAGGTGATATCGATTCCTGCGCCGTTGTTGTCTACACACTGGATATCGATTCCGTGCTGTGCGCCCTTCTGTATGTCAAGCGGATCAGATGCACCAAGACCGTCTGCCTTGACCTCAAACGGACCCATGCGAACAAGAGCGGCTGAGGTAACCGGGGTAACCAGTTCAGCGTTGACGTACTGCCCAAACGTGCCTACCGTAGTGTGTCCGCTTCGAGCTTCATCCCATACTGCATCAGCGATAGCCCCTGTATTGACGTTGGTATTGACGTACTCACCAAAGGTGCCAGCCGTTGCGTAGGAGGAGCGTACAGCGTTCCATACTGCACCAGCCGTCTGTGCTTCAGTCAAACCACCAGAAGACAACTTCACCGTCATTACCGCGCCGTTAGTACCGCTTGCACCACGTACAACAATCGTGACATCGTCAGCACCAGCAGCAAGCGCAGCATCAGGAAGGTCGAGTCTGTAGACGCCCGGCATGTTGGTTGCGTCTACCTCAGCAAAGCCACCAGCAGTCCAAGCCTGTGCGATTGTACGGGCTACCAGAGGGATAGATACACTTGCTGTGCGCGTCCGGTTGTACCGAGCTGAGAGACCAGCGGTGGAGGCGGTAAGCCCTGTAGCACCAAGGTAGAGTTCGATGGACTGTGATGTTGAGCCGGGAGCGATTGTGATAGTGGAGGCGTTGCGCTCGGTTGCTGAATAAACACCTGCGCCTGTTAGCGTTGCAGACATTGCAATACCGATTGTCATCGGAGTGCCATATGTGTTACCAAAGTAATCAGTTGTAGGTGCGTCGGTTGTTGTCCCGTATCCAATAAGTTGGTTGAAAACAGTAGGTGCTGGTTGATTAGATGAGAACGCTCCGGCTCCTGCCTGAGCCATAGTGTCACCATAAATCAATGGATTATTAGCCACAAAACTGTTCGCACCAGCACTAACATTTGTGCGATTTGCGGAAAAACCATACATAAAAAGGTTGTAGTCTTCTATTAAATTTCCTCCAGTGCTGCCAGTTAAGTACTGAAGTATAGAATTAATTATTTTTGCTTGATTTGCGACAGTGCCTGTTACAGTGGCATTGCCGTTGCCATAAATATTTGACAAAATAATGTCAGTTGCATTATTACAAGTTATTTGTATAGATGCATTCGACCTACTGTTGTTCAGCACAATGTTATACATTTTAAATGATGACGCATATGATGTACTGTGATTACCAAATGTGACAGCAATAGCTGGGTTATTAAATGCACCAGCTGTTAATGATGAATTTAAAAGTTGAGTATTTGCGTTTACCCCAGCGGTAAATGTAAATGTTACTGGATTTGCATTACCTGCGTGTGGATAAAAATGACAACCATCTATAATTAGGTTGTGGCAAGCAGACATAGAGATGCCACCAATTACTAGATATTTTAGGGTGATGTTATCTTTACTCGTTGCCGTAATTCCTAGGCTAACATTAGACAAGGATCTGTCTGCAATATTAGAAATATGTACAGGCCCCGGTGCTATCGTGTAACCAAACTGTGCCGAAGATGGGTCACCGATAACGCTAAGTGTGCTAGATGGTGCAACAGCGATTGTGAGACCAGCATATTTCCCCGGTGCAATGTAGATGGTGTCGCCACCTGTCACACCGCTTGCTGTACCCGTACCTCCAAGGGCATGAGCAACGGTAGCCCACGCCGCGCTAGTACCTGAACCTGTGCCAGTGTTAGTATTACTACCGTCTGTTCTTACGTAGTATGTAGCCATTATTCGGCAGTCCCATTCACGATTTCAGATGCCATAATCCCAGCAAACATATTGACGTAAGTTTCCTGAAATGTGCTATCTTGCTGTACCCACCATTGATTGAGCGATGTTCCATCCTGCCCGAACGATGCCAGCACCTGATTGTTGTTGTCGGTGATGTCCCCGTACAAAATCCAATCAGTGCCATCAGCGGTACGCTCCGCTCGGTAGTTCATAAGGTTTACAGGTGTCATTTGCCCACCTTCAGCGAGTTCGCCTGTGTACCCTTGAATGGCATGGTGAGGAACGCCAGCACAGAACTCACCGCAGCGGAGACACCAGCCGCTACCGCCTTGCTTCCGTAGAGTGCTAGCACTGCGCCGAGCTCGCTGATGTCGTGTGCTTCGCTTGTGCGGATACCATCGCCAAAGACCGAGGTAAAAGCAGCTACGAAAGCCACGATCACAACGACCACCAACCGTTTGATGCTGATGCTGTTCATTGCTTCGCCTCCAACTTTGTAACCTGCGTTTTCAGTTCACCGGTTGCAGTTTCCAGCCTACCGATACGATGCCCGTGGTCTTTGATCGTTGCAGTGTCTACCGCCCCGCGCTTGTCCATACGGTGGAGAAACTGAATGATGTAAACCAGTAACGAGATAACAGCACCTGAAACGCTGATGCCTATCGTAGTCCATTCCGATGCTGTCATGATGTACGCTCCACCAGCCCTACGTGCTGTACCAATAATTCTGTTTGTCCAAAGTCTGTCCCGATCACATCGTAATACTTTGAATCATCGCCTACCCGGTAAACCCTGTCCTGTGGCATCACGTCAGCACTAACCGCGACAATCAAAGTCCACTGTGCAGATGACTGGATGCCACCGCCTACAATGCTCTCTGTGTCGCTCTGGTTGGTTAGCCTGGCGTTGTACTCGGCAACCTTGCGCCACGTCTCAGTAGCACCACCACGCCCGTCTTCTGTAAGCGTGAAGCGGTGTATCTCTACCCGGTCTTGGCAAAGGTTGCGTACCATGCCAGCGCTCAATGTGGCGCGTAGGATTGGACTCATGCGAACACCAACGGTCTATATCGTTCAGCCATTGAAAGGCAATGTGCTTTGAGTTGTGAGAGCTTGACATCGGAGGTGCCTTCCTTGGCATCGATGTCTGAAGCGCAACGGCTTGCTTTGATTAGCCAACCTTGCCGGGTGGCTGTCCTGACATCGTAGCGCTCTACGTTAGCAGGCCCCATGTCTACCCATGTCAACCGTGGATTAGATGCGCCATCTTCAACGCTGAAGCCTTGAAACTGATACGCCGGATAGACCGGATAATCGGGTTGCGTCGTGCCTGATGTACCAGCAACCCGGCACTCGTAGACCCTGCCGTTGGGCGTTGTAGGCACTACACGATCACCAACAGAGTAAGCCGTGCTTACAGCCCAAGTGGTGAACCGGGAGTAGGAATCTAAGATGCTTCCTATGTCGGTGGTGGACATCTGCGGATAACTTTGGGCATCCACAAATAAGGATACTTGTGCGATTGCCTCGGATCGTGTCAT